ATCAAACTGCATTGCTATCATCCAACGATTCCTGTTCTTGTTGTCCTTTTTCATATCCTTTTTTAAATCCCGCTTTAAAAGCCTGTGAGTATAAACATTGTGTTGTTGATTCATAAGTAAAGTCCATCCATGCGTCGTGAGCTGATTCTTCTAATTCTGTCATAACTTCAATAGTTCTTGTTTTACTTCTTGCCAATATTCAGACGTACCGCAATTCTCATATAAATCTTTATCCCAACTTTTAATAAGTTCATCAACTGCAATTAAGGCGCATTGTTTGGCATGCTCCCAAGCCTCTAAAGGAATATAATCTTCTGCATCTTTATACCTTCTAGCATAGTACATCTTATCAACTAATCCTTCTGCTTTCTCTTTAGTTCCTTCAAATTCTGTCATAACTTTTCTATTTCTGTTCTTACTTCTTCAAAATAACACAATAATTGTATATTATTTGACGTTAGCATTATCTCATCAACTGCAATTAAGGCGCATTGTTTTGCTTGTATGGTATCTATCATTGAAATGCCATCCTGTCTATTTGGATTCTTAGATAGCATTTTATTCAATAATTCTTCTGCTTTTTCTTTAGGTGTCATTGTATCTGTACTTTAATGTTTTCTTTAAACTCGTCAATCTGCTTGATTATGTTTGAATAAGTCTGAGCCATTGTTTCGTTGTTATTCTCTACAAATGTAGTCGCGAATCTTTCAACACCATTAATGAATTGGTTAATTGTACGTTTGATTTCGTGCTTGTGAAACATATTATCTGATACATCATCAAGGGAATGTAGTGCAGATTGGCAAAGCATCATTGCACGTGCTATGTGACTGTAATATTCAATCGCCCTTAGGCGTTTAGCCTCAGTCAAATCGCTGAGGCTTGTTGCTTTCTTTTTCATAATTTTGAATATTTTTCTTTTAAATTTTTAAATTCATATCTCATTGTTACACCAACGTTTCTTATTCCTGAAAGTTGCCGTGGTTCTAATTTTAACAAATCTGATAATTTATAATCATAAGAATCCACATCTTTTAAATAAGGTAAAAAATAAGCTAAGTTTGTACGCGCAATATTAAAAAGCCGAGTGCTAATCTCTCTGGTTGCGGACATATTAACTAACAATTTGTCAGTGTTTGTAACAGATTCTACTTCTGCATTTATTTGACTTTTATATTGCAAACATATTCTTAATGCTTGTTCATATTCTGCACTTGTTATCATGTTAAAATGGTTCTGTTGATTCAACTTTATTTACTCTCCACGCGTCTATTGACGTGAAATACTTCCCTTGATAATCGTTTGTTTTAAAGTTAAACAAAACCTCTACTATTTGGTCAACCTTGTTGTATTGGATAAACTTATCTACTTTCTCCGTACCAAAGATTCCAAACTTTACCGCTTGAGGATATTGCACTTCCGTTTCTGTCACTACAAACTCTACTTTTTTGTTTGCGCCTACTTCAATCACTTCTAAAATGTTGGTAATCTTACCCACGAACTTCATTTCATTTTTCATATTTATTTTATTTTATTGTTAGTGTCAAGCTTAACAAACGTTAGCGATAAACTGACCACTTTCTAATTCTATATGTTTACAACCTTTTTGATTTTTCAATTCATCAAGCCATAAATCCCAATTATTTGAAATAAGATTTATAAAAGCATCAGTAGAGCCTCTTTCTTTATATCGTTTCAAATATTCTTCTTTCAATTCCTTTTTTGGATAAACTAACGTAAATCCTAATCCATTTTCTACTAAAGCATCTCTAACCTCTTTATGGCTTGAAATGAAAATTCTTGCATAACCTTCTGATATTTTTTCTTTGATATGCTCAATATAGTTTTGTGGAAAATTAGCCTTATCAAATTTACTACTATCGCTATCGGTTGCAAATCCTTGTGGCATATAATCAGCATCTCTGTAGCAATAAGATGTTTTACCAGTTCCAGGAAAGCCAGCCACTAACATCGGTTTGGCAAAATTGCCGTTTTTGTTTTCAATTGACATTTTATCTAAAAATTAAAGTTTGTACTACTATCGAAGTTTTGTATTCGATTCCCTATTCTTAAATCATTTTTGCTCATCTTCTTTTATTTTATTATTTGCTATTCTAAACGCCTCTTTGACGCACTCTGTTACACTATACTTTTTCTTTTGGTACTTAAGCCGCATCCTTATTTCGTCTATTGGGATGTCGCTAAAGTCAACTATACTTCTTTTCATAATGTTTTTAAATAATATTCTAAATATTCTCCTTCTAATTGCTGAATCTCATAAGTGGATTCATAATACAAATCATTCATTTTATTGCTAAGTTAATGTTTTCTACTAATCTACAACCATAAACTTCTTGTCCACTTTCGATTGCTTTCTTTATCGCTACCTTGTCTGCTGTTTCAGTAACTTTTACAGTCTTATATTGCTTTGGCAAGTCATTCATATCGTAATCAATAACAACCTGCTTAGATTTACGTGTGCTAAATTTTAAAAAACCTGCATCATAATTACCGAATATGTTTACAGCTTGTAGCAAGTTTGATTTAAGTCTTGACACCAATGTATCATTGTGCTTTTTAATTGATTGTAATCGCTTAATTTCATCATCTATCCTGTCGTTTAAGCTTTCTCTTTGCTTAATAACTTCAACATAAGCAATTGACTTAACTTCTAACTCCGATTTGTTAATGATTAACTCCTCTTCTAACTCTGGTGTTAATACACCTTCTGCCATTTCTATTCTGCCAAATAACTCCATGTATTCAGCATTTATTTTGTATAGTGATTTTTCTAACATAGCTCTAATTGTTTAGCTGTTAATTCAAATTTATCTTTTAATTTTTCTATTGTGTACTCCCCTTTTTTAATTTTCTCAAGTGCAGCTTGTAAACGTTCGTCGGTTATTGTTTCTTTCTTTTTTGGTGTTGGTGCTTTTGAGTCGGGGTCGCTTTCTGTTTCGTCAATTAAGAATAAACCGTTAAGCGCATATTTGCGAGCGTAACTTGATGCAGTCCCTGTTGTCTGTTCAGAACTCATACCTTTATGCTCTCCCATTTCAGCGTAACCACTTACTTCTACTGTTTGGTCTTGAACGGTTAAATAAGCTGTTGCCTTTAGGAATAACTTATTGCCTATCTCAACTATTGAATCAGACATTAACAATAGTGAATCATATTTGTTAAGTAAAGGTTTTAAAGACTCTAATATTTGTTCAGCACTTCTATACTTGTACTTCCCAAATGCATTGAATGAACCTTTCGGACATTTCAACTCTGCCTGTATTTTAATTAAATTTTTCATGATACAATTAATTTAACATTGTTTTTCTTGAAGATTGTCATTTCTAAATCGTATTCAATTGAATCCCAATTTATATTCAAATGGTCAATTAATACGTCTTGTTCAAAAGCTCCGAGTACTATCGACCCGTTGTAAATGCTAATTGAAAAAAACTTGCTAGCATCGACCTTCCGAAGTATCAATGCTAATTTTCTAAGGTTAGTTTTCATTGTGTGTTTTGTTTAGTTATGTTACAAATATAATCATTAATTATTAATCTGCAAGTATTTCTTTAAATTTTTCTAAACTTTTTATTAAATAATATTTGAAGCCTTGTTCAATCAATTGCTTTTCAACGTATTTCTGTAATTCAGATTGGATGCCACGTTCCGCTTTAAATTCAACAAATATTGTTTTACCGTCTTTAAATAGAATTGAATCGGACATACCGTTAATATTGCATTTAATAATTTTCAATGCTATCCAACCTTTAGTTTTAGCATATTTTAAACAACTTGCTTGAATCTTACTTTCTAACATAGCTCTTTTAATTTATTTTGATATGCAACCGATGCTGCTAATTCACATTTGAAATAACCAATGGTTATATTTTTACCATTAAAATGTATTCTAGCTCTCCATTTTTTTGAGTTTTTATGCCAACAAACACCTTTATATTTTGATGAGTATTTACCTTGAGTTTTATATGCGTTTTCTCTTTGAGTTATTAACTGTAAATTCTCTAAACGATTATCAGTAGAATCATTGTTTATATGGTCTACTACTACTTTATATCCACAAGGTGTGTGATTTAAAAAAGCCATTGCTACAAGTTGATGAACCTTGTATTTTTTTTTAATATTATTTTTACACAAACCGACATAATAACGATTTTGATTTTTTACAATCGCTTGTTTTAAAATTCTTTCTTTACGTGTTTTATCACTACCTAATGACTTTACACTACCTAATGAACTTACTTCGTAAAGCCCTTCATAATTCGGAATTGATTTCCATATTTCCATAAAAAACAAAACCCCGAGTATCCGTGGTGGTAGTCACTTCAACTCGAGGAATTTAATAAGTTTTTAATATAGCTACCACACTATGCAGTAAAGATACTAATAATCTTTCTTAAACACACTCAAAGTGTAATTTTTTTTATTCATTACAGCTTTGTATATTTTATCTTCTATTCCATTTTTAGCAAAAAACCAATATATATTATTTTCAGGTCTTTGCATGGTCGTTAACCTATCTCTACTTTGCCAATATGATACCGCGCTAAAATCAATGTTGTAATAAATTAAAGAACTTGCAAGGCTTAAATTAACCCCCTCTCGTCCCGAAACTATTTGGTAAGCTATTGATTTATTTGTGTTGTTAAATTCATCTAACTCAGTTGTTAATGCATCACCAAAAACAACTTTTAAAGCATCTAATTCAGCTTTAAATTTATAAAAAATAGCTATCTTTTTATTATGAAACATATCTTTAATAGCAATAGCTTTTGAATAATCTAATACAAATGTTTTACCGCTTTCAAATTTTATTGTTCCTGAATATAATTGATGTAACTTAGACATTAATTTAATTGCAGAATCAGCTAATATAACATCGTTTTTTCCTTGAACAATTAAATCTCGTTCTAATCTTTTTATAACATCGTATGTTGGTTTTTTCATATCTACATACACTATATTTTCATTTATTTTAGAGACAAAGCCAGCTTGTTCTTGAGTAAAAGAAATTTTATAAGGTTTTAATACCGCTTCAATTAAATCATTTTTTGCATCTTTATAATCTTTTATAACTCCATACCCTAAGTTTTTTGTTTTAACATTTACAAAAGTAGAAGCCCATTTATAAAATGTAGGGTACTGATGAAATGGTGTGTATTTACTAACAAAGAATTGATGATATATTTGAGAGTAACTTTCAGGAGTTGGAGTTCCGCTTAAAAAGATCATCGGTAAATGAGAATATCTTTTTTTTAGTTCCTTTGCTCCTTTACTTGGTTTTGGAAAACTTCCGTATTTGTGATGCTCATCACTAATAACTATATCAAACACTCCATTTACTTTATGGATTGATTCTGTATTTGTAACCGTTAGATTAAACGTATAACCAAAGTTAGTGTAATCGCTTTCAATCGAGCTTATAGCTTTCTTTTTAGTTAAGAATAGAACGTTGTTAGCTCCGTATAGTTTAGCGGTGTTAAGTGCCATAAGTGTTTTCCCTGTCCGTACTTGGCAAATAAGATAAACAAGTTTTTTATCTCTTAATATATTAACTGCTTGCTCAGATATCTTTACTTGATAATCTCTTAAAACTAAATCCATTTTTGATATGTTTTATTGTTAATAATAAGACTTATTATGCTTTGTGATACATTATACATTTTAGATATTTCTCTTTGTGTAACTCCATAAATATGCATACTTTTTATTTTTTGTATTTCATTTAAGGGTATTTTCCTTGATTTTATACCATTTGTTTTTTTTCCTAATACTTTGTATGAATGAATTTCGTTTTCAGAATGAGTACACCATTCCAAATTTATAGCGTGATTATTCCATGATTGCCCATCTATATGGTTGACACATGGTTTGTTTTCAGTGTTAGGTTTAAAATATTCAGCTACCAATCTATGTACTAAAAAGCGTTTTGGCTTATTGTTTACACACAAAGTAACTCTTTTGTAACCCTTACTATTTTCAAGTTTTAAATACTTTAATTTGTATTTTGTTACTTGACCATTAGAATATACAATAGTACATTCATTTCTTTTAACTCTACCAAAGTTTGAAACTTCATAATTCTCAAAACCTTTAATTTTTTTCCAGTTTTCCATAAAAACAAAACCCCACTAATCAGAGGTGGACGTCTCATCATAGTAGGGATTTAATAATTTCTTACTGTAGCGTCCACTCTACAAGTGCAAATATACAAATTATTTTTTAATAACTTGCATCATTAAATAAACTATTCGCTTTTCTTTGAGAATACCGCACGCTTTGTGCGATATCTCAGTTTGGTAATCTCTTAAGAACATTTCACTTCATTTAACATATTATAAATACTTTGTCTACTTACACCCAACAATTCAGCTAATTCTTTTTTATTAAAGTCAGGGTTTAATTTATAAGCTTCTATAACTGTTTCTTTTTTAGATTTCGTTTTATTGTTAGTAATAACTTGTTTTAATTCTCCTACTTCAACACTATCAATCTTAATCTTTTTAGCCATATTGATAAAGTATTTGCTTAATTTTTCAGCAGCTAACATTGATTCCTTAGAAATTACAAACATACTTTTTGATTTACCCTCATGTGCGTATAAAACATTTAACATTAATGCAAATCTTGGTATGTAAGATTTTTGTTTTGGCAACATACTTTTCATGTATTCATTTTCAATATCTGAATTTTGAATAGCTGTTATTTCTTTATCTATTCTTTTATACTCAATTTTAGCTTCGGGACTTAATAATGCAACGTGTGATATTATTTCATCATCTGAATCTTTTAGCAAATATTCTTTTTTTATCTTATCGTAAAAATTTAAAATATAGCTATTATACCATTCGTGTACCTCTTCATCCATTTCAGCATCACTAAACTCTTCAATCTTCACATCAGGATAACAAGTTAGCATCCTATCTACAAATCCATTATCTTTATTTTCAGCACTAAAAAAACCATTTAAAATACCCGGTTGTATACCTCCTAAAACAGGGATGATAGGACTTTCAATAAAAGCATTTTTTGATGTTCTTCTGTTAAGTGAAACCCCCTTGTTTGACCATGTAGACAACCAAAACTCTAAATCTGAACCTGCTCGATATTTATTCATATCTTTTAACCATCCTGACAACTCATCTTTAAACACTCCAATAGAGTTTTTATTCTCTGAATGTAAATCAATAAGGGCTTCAAGTGTAATATCGTTTGCGATAAACTGAGTTTTTTTTGGTTGCTTTTGTTCTTCAACACGTTCCTTTTCTTTTTTATCTAATTCTTGATATTTCTCAAAGGCAGTCATTTTTTTAATGTAATTCTTTATCTCATTACTATTTGCTTTGTGCAATGGGAAAATAACGTTTTCAATGTTTGGCGTTTTACCAACTCCAGGTTTACCCACTAAAGCCAACCATAAATTAACAGATTCAATCCAACCTGTTTTTACTTGTACTTTTATAGAATTTCCAATAATAACAGAAAGAACCCACATAAAAGCGCAACCCATATAATCTATTGAACTGTTTAACGTTCTGTTACATTCTAACAAATAGTTTTTAATATTATCAGGGTAAATATCTAAAGGAAAAGTTAAATCTTCTTGATTTATTATAACCTCTTTTCTTATAGATTCAACTTCTTTTACTATTCTACTTCCATAACCTTTTTTATATAGTTCACTTGCTGACTCTGTATAGTCTCCATTATGGTATTTGATAGTGTATAAATTAAATGGACTTAATAATTTTTCATTTGGGTACATTGTACCTGTTGAAAATAGAAATAAACACCCTGTATTTTTAAATACATATCCTGAATGTGGACTTGTTGCCCCATGTCTTTTTATTACATAAGAGTTTTGTGTATTTCTAACTATTGTAAATTCATCGTCAATTATGTCAAATACTGAATGTTTATTGTTATAATCTTCCCACGGTGTGATTTCATTTTTTACAATGTATTCAGACTTTTTCGGTAGCTCTATTGTTTTAGGGTCTTTGTAATCATAGGTCTTAGAAATAGACCAAATTATATCTCTTTCCTCTTCAGTGATATAATCTATTTGGTGATATTCTTTTTCAGTTAGAAAGTTATCATAAATAACAACAAAACCACCTACACCCCTTGTTTCAATTATTGCCTCAGTCATACCTTCAAGCTTTGCTATTTTGGTATTTCCAATAATAGTTTTAGACTTATAAAGAATATGATAACCACCCTTTTGAGTTTTAGATATTACTACCTTATCCATGAAGTCCTCTATGTTATCACACAGGAATGCAAGGTATTCATCCCACCACTCTTTTTTTTCTGTTACAGTACCTAAAACTTTTAAATCTATGTCTATAACCTCTAAATCATTAAATCCTGTTACAAGTCCGTATTTAGGGCAATTTAAAAGTTCTATTTGTTCTGTATCTCTTTTAGATGTTTGATAATCTTTCCATACGCCAATAGGTCTTTTATCTTCATCACAGGGTATAATACTATACCCTATTGATGAAAGTTTTTTTAAATATTCTTTAATCATAACTCTATAATTTTACTTCTTTTATGATACACTCTATAAATATCTTCATATGTTTCAGCAAGTTTATTTTTAAAGACAACCTTATTAACTATCTTAGAAATATTAAAGTCATAGTTGACACCATATTTTCTTTTTTCAAATCCTAATTCAGTCATTACGTCAATTATTTCTTGATTAGAAACGTAAACACCAATTGAACTCTCGCAAATATGCTTTAAACTATAAGAACCTGGAGCATTTGAATTAACGTTTTTAGTTCTTGTAAGGGCATTTTCCACCCATTTTTTTATGTATTCTGTTTTCATAATCTTAAATTGTTGTTACAAATATATACTCTAAATCTAACCAATCATTTTTGGATATTTTAATCACTTGGATGACTTCATCATTAAAATCAAATGTGTCTTTCAAATTAATTTCTCCAAAACTTTCACCTACAGGATTAACTTTCAAATTATCTACGTTAATCATAAGCCTTTGTAATTCCCCTTTTCTTTCTTTAAACTTTTTCATAATTACCATTCTGTTGTGTTAGTTATACAATAATTATCTCCTGGGTGTGCATTCATCCAATCCCCCTCTGTTAGATAAAATGTTTTTAAATTATTAGTGTTTGAATTTCTAATTGTAATAGAGTACTCATGTACATTATCACTTACTATTCTACCACACGTTGATGGTTCTTTTGAACAGCTTAACATAGTTAATACTGTTGCTACTGCTAACATTACTTTTTTCATGATTACTTGTTTAATGATGGGTTGTGTACTACACTTAAAGTTGTGCCGTCTTTTAATACTGTCGTTTTAATTGTGTAAGCCACACTTTTTAACGATCTTGTTTGTTCTTTTGTCGAACAACTTGCTAAAGCTAACAAGCCTAAAGCAATTACTAGTTTTTTCATACTGTACTTATGTTAAATTAAAAAACCCACATTGTGCTTTCGGAGTACAGCCTACTAACACAATATGGGTTTACAAATGTCTTTTGTTTTACGATGCCTGTACTTCATCTTAACACTCTACAAATATAACTGCTATTTTCTTTGTTTGTTTCACTTAAATAAAAAATAATGTTAATTTATAATCGTTCTAAATAATATTTGTAAAGTAGTGTAAAGTAGTGTAAAGTAGTGTAAAGTAGTTTTGGACACTACTTTGTAGGTTTTATAGGGTTTGTAGCGTTTTTTTACACTTTTTACACGAAATAAAAAATTAAAAATATTTTTACGTTTTGTTTTATTTATTTGTTGGTGTAAAGTGTCCAAAGTGTAAAATTATACACACACAAAAAAACCGACTTGTTAGGTCGGTTTAGTTGGTTATAAAACTTTTTTTAATAGGTAAAGTAATTCTTTAATTTGTTTATGTGCATTTGCACCACTCTTTTTAATCCTTCTACTTCTGATTTAAATTCGTTAACTCTTTGATTATGGTTTGCTGCTATTCTTGAGTTTCTTCGCTTTAAATAAGAACCACCAACTCCATTCTCATTATGTTTTAAAGCCGTATTGTTATCAATGTAACTTTGAAGATATTCAATCCTTTCGTTTATTTCGTTTATTCGCCTGCTGTGGTGTTCTTCTACTGTTTCCATTAAAACTTTTTTAACATTTCAATATAGCCCTCATCTTCTGCGTATCCTATCTTTTGTAAGAATACGTAATAATCGCCTTTAACGTATCTTTTATCTTGCCAAGTCTTGTAATACTCTACGCAAGCGTCAACGCTCTTAAAACGCATTAAACGACCCTTATATATGAATCCAAACGCGTTGTTGTACTCCGTGAATGCTCTGCTAACTCCATTTCCTGTTTCAAGGCGATATTGTGCGTAAACAATCTCAGGATGTTTTATCCCCTTGTCTTTGATTTGCTGTAAAGTCAATTGAGCGCCACAGATACTGCTCATCAGGAGACAACTCGTCATAAGTAGGGGTTTTATAAATGTAATCTTCTTCATAATATGCTTCGTTTTTATGCCCAAAATATAGGCTTGTTATATACTTTTTTCCTTCCCATGTTGCGATTGCGTGTCCAACGGTCGCAACAGGAACGTTTAAATGTTTAGCGATGTCCAACTGAATCCAGCCTGCTTCGAGCATATTACGCACACGCTCGTAAATGTAATCATAACTCGAAGGGCTTTTCACAATAACAATTTATTAAAATGTTTTGAAACGGTGCGTCTTGGTCGTAATCGGTAACCATGTACTCACCTGACCCTCCACACGTTGTACATTGGTTAATTTCTTTGAAGTTGTCAAATTGTTCTAACTCCATCGTTGTACAGATACGGTCGCCTATTTCATCGTAAACTAATCCGTCTTGTATGTAAAGACGCTCTCTAAGGTCTTCAAATGATGCGTATACACTATCAGCATCAAGGCTTACAAATTCAACGTCAGAAGGCATAATTAACGTGTCTACCTTGAATATTTTTTTAATTAACTTCCTCATAACTTCTACCTATTAAATAACAACCTAATAATCCAAATGCAATCCATATTGCTGTGGATGTATTCCAGTAGCGATTTACAAATCCTACTGAAATAATACATATTAAAATGTAAAGTAAAGTTCTAGCGTGCTTCATGACCCATAATTTTTAAAATGAATAAATAATTTTCTCCTACAAGTTTTTGTACTTCGGTTTTTAACTTTTCTGAATACGGTACTTTTTCGCATTTGTTACCATAACCAAAATTTTCTCTAATTTCGGTAATTTGGCTTTCAATTAAATCTGCTGTTTTCATCATTTTTCTCCAAATAAATTTTCAAAATAATTATCTTCTTCATATTTTTTTTCGCATTCTGCTTTATCATCATTTTGCCCCGGGTAATAATAATCAACATGACTTACCATTCCCGTTACAAAAGCTGATTTTATAAATGCTTCAAATAACATTTCGGCTTTTTGATATGAATTTAACATATCTACATTAATTTTAGTTCTAAAATCTTTACCAAATAAATCACTCATTAAAGTTTCTATTGGTGTTTCTCTAAATTTTTTCATGATTTTAAATATTATAAGCGTTATAATTAATATCGTAATTGCCTACATCATTTGATTTTTCAACTAATATAGTCGCAATTGCTAAACTTTTGCTATCTCCTAATCTAACTAAACAGTTAAATGTTTCAATTTCCTTTTTTCCTTCCCAAGAAAATAAAATATTTTCTATTTGTTTTTCTGTTAGTTCAGATGCAAGCGTGTAAATTTCATTTTCCATTGTGTTTATGTTTTTAATTATATTACAAATTTAAACATTTATTATTAATACGCAAACTTTTAAGCAAAAAAAAAGCGATTTATTTCTAAACCGCTCCAAAACACACGTATAAAGGTACTAAAATTCTTCTAATAAACAGTATGTTATCCTATTTTGATTTTTAATCATGTTAATGATCATGCTGTATTGTTCTACATTATTACACACTTGGCACCCTGCTGAATAGCCACCGATATTTTCACCAATCTTTTTTACGGATAAATCATTTGAAATACTGTGAAAGTTGATTCCGTAACCACTCCCCTTGATAGGTATTCCAATTTCCTCACTTTTACCATCACGGTCTCCGTCACGGTAAACGATAAAGTTACCAACTTGACGTAATGCAGGCATTTTACCTTGGTGTAAACCATAAGCCCAAACATCGTAATACCATTCGTTGGATTTAACAACTGCTGCACCTACTTTGTTATACTTCAAATAACCACCTTCTAAAATTGGTGTACCGGGGTTAGTTGTACCTGTAACAACTTTTACAAATTGTTCACCGTTAAATAAGTAAAACTTGTCGTCGTACTTGTTTGGTGCATCCTCATTGCTTCTAACTCCAAGAATCCAATATCCTAATGGAATAGTTTTGAACGACTTCAACTCTTCTACTCTATCAAGTAGTTGGTCTGTTGTGTAGTTTCTAACGTTGCTCATCTACTGTAAGTTGTGATAATACTCCTGCTACTGAACCAACTGCAACCATATAAGGTGCAATTGCCAAACCAAAAGGCGGTGCGATTAAGACTGCTCCTATTCCTCCGATTGCTATTCCAACACTTTGCACTTTTTTCCAAAAGTTGGGCGTCGGTGCATTCCATCTATTTCTTAATAACTTCAAAACTTCCATCTGTAAATTTTATCATGTAATTACCTGAGTCGCTCCAAACCGTTTGAATGACTTTATTATTTATTATTTGCCCTTCGTAGAATTTACGCTTCATTACGGTAGTTCTGTTATTACTGGGTTATAGTCTATTTCGGGTAAAGTCCAACCAAATAAAATATCTGTTGTGCAATTGAAATACTCTTCATTTGAAATAAACCATACGCCGTTAGCGTCTAATGTAGGATTGAAAAATTGAACACCGTCATATGTTTGCCCTACTAACTGTTCTTTTTGTTCTTGTGTCAATTGTCTTACTTTCATTATACTTGACGAGATAAAGTTGTTTGAAATGATTGTACTGCTGAGTATAAATTAGCTGCTTCTGTGTCTGATAGGTCGTCACCGATTGATGCGAATGCACATTCTTTAGATGAAAAATTAGCTGCACTTGGATTTTCATTTCTTGCACCGATGTATATTAATTTATTAGGATTCTCAGTAAGGTCTAATGTAGTATATGTACCTTCAGAAGTTCCATTTTTATAAACTTCTTTATCTGAGGTTGACCTTCTTGTGCCTAACCAAAAACCTCTAGAATCAGTAGTAGATGTAAAGTTAGTACCTCCAGCTAAATTCCCAGATTGATAAGAATTTGCAACTCTTAAGTGTTGTATTTTAAGTGATGTGCTATCGTATATACCCATCTCAACTTGTATCCCACTTACATTGGTTCTTGAATAATAAGATAAATGATTTATTAATGGTATAACTACTGAAGGGTTTAACTTAGTGTCAGCATAAGATGTTGTTCCATTTGGTAATGCACCAGTGCTTGAATGTGTCCACCCACCATTAAAAACTAATCTATAAGCTGCATCTAAATCCCTTGAGTCTTTTAAATTCCACTTATGAGTTGAAGCAGTACCTCCTACGAATGGATAAAGAGCTTTCATTTTAGTCCAAATGTTATAAGTTTTCAAATCAGTTACAAGCGTGTTAATCGCTGTTTGTTGTGTTGAATCTGAAATACTTGCGGCCGTAATGAATGAAAGTGCATCCGCATCAAAAGTTCCCCCACTACTTGCTATTATTCCGTGACTTGCTAATATCATTTAGGTAAATTTTAAGTTTAATTATGTTTTCCTCCTTTGGTTTATACTCTTTCTTTTTCTTCATAAATACCAATTAGTTAAATAGTTATTATGTTGTGGGTAAACATCACCATTCTCATTCGTTGTATACTCAGGAAATAAACTATTGTTTTTACAAATATAGTCTAAAAATCTTTGCGAGTAACTTTCAGCAATACGTTTTTCTTTTTCAATTAAGTAGTCAACTTCTTCCTTAGATACGATTTCACTATTTTCAGATTGGTGCTTATAAATCCCTTTATTTGAAATTGTGTAAGCGCAAAACGGTAAATATTCAACCATAGTGAAATGAATCAACATAGGCTTTAAATACGACCTTACAAGCGTTATATAATTACCCGACAAAGTGTTGTTGGTAATATCCGTTTTAATCTTATCCAATAGCTTACTCCCCGTGTATTGTTGAATCCAAATGTTTTGCGCAACAAGAACAAATTGAATCACTTTGTCAACGTCTGTATTTGCGTTCAAAGAAGTGTATTCTTGTAGGTCTTTTTTTGATATTAATAATGCTTCTGCCATGTCTTAAAATTATTTAGGTAAAAATCCCTTGTTAGGCATATCAATCGGGCGTGTGTAAACTTTTTTGTCGTTCACGGGTACAATCTCACCTAGTTTGCGAGCTATGGAAGGTCTAAACTCCTTCATGTATTTTTGTGCAATTGGTGAATTAACGTCTGATTTTCTTAAGTAAGTTTCGCGAACCCATTTATGATGGCAAGCTCCACCGCCTTTGTACAACCATATATCGTATGTAGTCGCTCCACGTGGCCCTAAACCACCAACCGTACCATCTGAACGTGTACGTGTTTGGTTTACAATCTCACTACTCATTCTAACAATGTCTTCTTTACGATAAACCTTATTCGCTTGAATCATTTTCTTACAAAATAAACGTGACTTTTCAGTTATTTCGCCAACGTATCTGTATCTATGTTTAAATAGTTTACCGTCTTGAATTGATGTTGCGTTTGGTCTTGCCGTACCTGTTTTTACAAAATTTAAAACCTTAGTCAGATTTGTAGGTTCGTTTAGTTTTTCAAGCTCTGCATCCAACTCATCCTCTAAATCATAATCAACCTCTCTACTGTCAACTAATACCCATTCATCTAAATCAATGTCTTCACCATACTTCGCAACGTCTAATTCGTCTTGTGCGCTCATCTTAACCTCTTGTACAGGTTGTGGCTCGTCCCCTTGTAAAGGGTTTAAAGTTTTAAATTTAAGATTTAAAGAAACACCATTAAATGATAACACTTTTTTAATCATTTCAGTAATCATTTGTTGCTTTGGCTTTATAACCATGTTTTCAAATAACAACGCTCCTGTTTTCATCTCATCTGCATTTGAACTAAACCCTGTCGCAACCGATACACCAAATAATAAAGGAGTAGTAACGTTATGTGAACGTAATATTTTAAACGTAGATTCTTCACTCAAATATTGGTAATGGTCTGCAGCATTATTTAAAGGTATTGAATCTATTGTTGTTTTGGTAGCTTCATTTTCATTAAAGGATATTACTACTTTTTTACCTTTTGAACCTGTAAGCTTACTAATTACTTGAGCTGAAATTTCATCCTTCATCTCGTCAGTTGGGGTGCCGTTGTTAAAGTTTATTATACTTGTTGGTGAAAAAGAGTTACTAACCTCATTTATAAGGTATTCAGCCATTTTTTCTTCTAACAATGCGTAATCAATACCACCTTGATAATCTACATTTGAAAAGTATTTCATCCCAGCAGTGTAAGGAGCTAAATATAAAATCTCTACTTCTTTTTTAGACGTTCCAAACGCATCGAATCTTTTAGGTACGTACTTCTTTGGGTCGCTCCAATTGTCAGAATAGAAATACCCTACAATATCCCCATCCTTATTGCATTTCTCAGGTCTTAATAATTGAATAGGGGTATGAAAAGCCCTTGTAATCGCTTTATGTCCTTTATCGTAGTGAATCTGTAATGCACACTGCCCAAGTGCGTACAAATCAAAGATTATACGTCTTAAATCATCCTCTTTAAGAATAGATAATAGTTGCGCCCATTCGTTTGGCTTCATCGCGCTATCCGTAGCTGTTAAGCCTTGACCGTAAATTAGTCTACAAATGTTATTAATTACAGCGTTATTCGTTGCTGAATTACTATATCTGTCGATTAAGAATTGATAGTAGTTATTATCTTCACCATATTCTACCCATTCGTTGCGATTATTTTCGACAATTACAGGAGCAGTATATGAAGATAGTTGTATAATGTTATTATTCATAGATTATAAATTCGTTGGTTGTTACCGTTTGAGTAAAATTTGAGCTTGGGTTATTCGTACAAAATATACGCCCGTAAAATCTAATGTCGTTTGTTTTACCTATCTTACAAACATACGTATGACCTTCTTTTAATCCAAAGGTAGCAGTCGCTGTATGGTAATAGTCACCTGTTGTGTAGGTAGTGATATTAATCGTTGTAGTGACGTTTGTCTGTTCGTCTGTTAAGAATATCTTATCGGAGTTTCCCGAGCCTTCACGTGGCACGAAGTAAACTATTTGGGGCGATGTGGATGTCGTTAATACTATCATGTAATAGTATAACTAAAAAAGAGTGTTTTTGTTGCAAAAAAAAAGAGGGGTGTTTTAAGCCCCTCCGTGTATTAACTTGTTACAATTGTCGATGCTGCTGACAAAGGTATAGTCGAAGCCTGTCCAACTCTAAATGAATTAGTGCCATTTATTACAAATGGTGAAGGTAGTAGCTCTTCAGCTTGGAAGGTCAAGGAATATCCATTAAAACCACCTAAATCCCCACCATTGTTTATGCTTCCTGCTGTTAAATCACAACCTCTGTACATACCAACTAAGAAAAATTGCCCTTCGTTGTTTTCAACTAAAATTCTTGGCTTTGCATACGCTAAAGTCTTAACTTCTTTGTGCGTTGCAATGTCCTGTTTTTTTAGTTTTATAGTCAATGTTTGACGGAAGAATGTAGTACCATTTTCACGTGAACTTACTATCTCTTGGTCGTAAACATTCTCGTTAGATTTTAGCTCATATTTGTAAATTGAATTAACAAAATTTACATAATAAACTTCATCAGTATTTACAAAAGGGGGTGTACCTGAAGGGTCGTAAAATACAATATTTCCTGATTGTAAATCTTGATTTATAAAGTAAACGTTTCGTAGCCCTGCAAGGCTATCCTTACAAGGCTCTGAACGTCCAAGTGTTATTAAACAAGGCATGACTAAGCAGTTGTTACTGTTGCACCTGTGAAACAGTCAGAAACGATAGTTGTTGAACTTGTTATGTCCGTGAATGGTGCAGGTAAAGCCTCCTCCGCAACAAAAGTTAAAGAGTAACCATTAAAATCACCAAGCGCCCCACCATTATTAATACTTCCTGCCGTTAAATCAGCACCTCTAAATAAGCCCATAACAAAGAATTGACCGTTATTATTTTCTACTAAAACGTGAGGTCTTGAGTAAGCCAACAATTTGATTTCTTTGTGCGTTGTAGCATCTTGTTTTTTCAATTTAATTGTTAACGTTTGACGAAAGAATGTTGTCCCAGCTTCACGGCTTGATACAATTTCTTGATCAAATACGTTTTCGTTAGATTTTAACTCATATTTATACAAGTTATCAACGTTAATTACTGCCGTTATTAAGTCATTTGAGAAAGTAACATCACCAGGTACTATTTGATAGTTAATGAAGTACACTGCTTTCAGTCCTCCGATTGCTTCTTTGCACGCCTCCGCGCGTCCTATTGATAAATTACAAGCCATAAAAATAAAGTTTAAAAAAAAAGGAGGGAAGTTAAACCCCCTCCCTTTAATTGGTTATTAATTAGTTAATTAGTTAGCTGAGTTAGGAATGTTATAAGTTACGATGTCAGACACTGAATGGTAATTAACTGCCATACCAGCTCTCAATACAAAACGTACATTTTGTGAACCGTCCAATGGACTCATGTCTAAAAGCGCGATTTCATTTGTATCATTTAATAAACCGCAACCGAAGAACAAGTTTGAAGTCTCAGCAGCAATAGCAGTGTTTGCAGCCAATCCGTTAGCAACGAAAATCGGAATACCATCGAAAGTTAAAGCACCACCATTATACCATTGTGTTCCTTTAGCATCTGTACCAGAGTTAGAAGTAGCAGCAACTGAGAAACCACCCAACGCTCTAATGTAAGCCTTCATAACACCTTGAGGAACATAGATTTTTAAATCAGGTGAACCGTACAATGCATTAGGAATTGCATCTACAATTTTACCTAATTCAGCGATTACCGTAGCAGAAGCAGAAATAGCAGAAGAACCTGCAACCTCGTTCGCAGTTGGTAAAGCAGCGTCAGCAGCTAACAAAGTAGAAATACCATCAATTTGACCCGCTGTTGCGTTTGTACCTCTCCAAATAGACACCTCTACAGATGAAGCAACCTTATCAGTGATGTAAGCTAACAAGTAGTCAACAAATGATTTTGCCAAAACTTTGTTTGCACTGAAGCCCATTTCTTCAGCTTGAAAAGTAGCCAAAAAGTCTTTTTTACACAATTGTAAATTTACTTGAAATTGCTCTAAAGTCAAACTTCTTTCAGAAAGTGTTACAGTAGATGTAGCATCAAAATCACACGTAGCGTTCTTTAAAATGTCGTCCGTTCCAATTTTGAACATTGTTGTTTTGTATGCAATGTTAGGAATGATAGTCATCCCCCCATTTGCCAAAGTGTTACCGCTTAATAAAGCAGCTTTTACCCATAGCTTAGAATCTTGCCCAGCATATGAAGTTGAAATGTTAATTGTTGTAGCCATTTTTTATTTGTTTATTTGTTATTGTATACTTCCTCTAAAATCTTATCTCTTGTTGATTTACCTGTGTTTATCGCTAAATCCATATGCTCAATTGGTTTTGCGTTTTCAGGGTTGTACTGAATTGGTTTAGGCTCTTCAGTCAACTCGATTACTTCTGGAGTCATTGCAGCTAACTTAGTTTCAAGCTCAGCAATTTTTGATTCCATTTCGGCGAAGTGTTGCTCAGTGATGCTTACAACTTTTTTAGGTTGTTTTACTTCAACTTCTGGAGTAACATCAGCTTCAACAGGCATCTCTTCTTCTTCTGATTCAGCAGGCATCTCTTCAATTGAAGCAATTAATCCTTTTTCTTCAACGATAAGTAAACGACCATCTTCAAGCTCGTATTTACCAACCTCTAAAGGTACAGGTTCACCTTCAGGAACTACAATCATAACACTAGCACCAACTTCAAATGAATCCGCTTCGATTAATGTGTTGCCATCTACTAACTTCATTTGCTCTAACTTCACTTCCATTCCTAAGAAGGTCTTGATAGTTTTCAACGCGTCTTTTATTTCTTTAGTCATAGCTTTTTTCTTTAATAACTTTATTAACCTCTTTCTGTTGTAATTTGCCTTACTTCAATAGTATGGTTTACATTACTAATTGTTTGTTGGTTAGTGTTTCCAACCCCTTGAGAGTTACCATCGCAACACTCTTTACTGTACGTGCCGTCTTTACATTGGCAACCTTTTTTACCTCCTTTTCTCATAACATTAATATATTACCTATTTCGTTTGTAAACTCTTTAAACTCCTTAAAATCAATCTCTGTACACTTATTTTCTTTCACGTAGTCAATCCCTATGTAAGCCACAAAATTTCCTTTCTTAAAATATGGTGCTATGCATATAGAGTGTATACCTTGTCTTAATAACGATGCTTTTGTTGTTTGCTCTTTAATGTTGTTTATTTGGCAATAGTTCATTCTTTCTAACATTATTTGTTGTAAGAACATCGGGTACAAGCTAACAGGAATGTTTTGTAAATTGTGCGCTTCCGAACTAATACCATTGTTGCAAACTTCAAATGTCATTGATTGGTGGTTACGGTGTGTTCCATCGTAGTACTTAATAGTATTGTGAAATTGAAATATATAAGCCCTATCAGCATTATATTTTAGCATCAATTCATTTAACATCTGTTGAATTAAAACATTGTTGTTAATGTCTCTTTTGACTTCGTCAACAGTTTCAATTTTTTTAACTACTACTTGAGTGACCAATGACTTGTAATAAAAAAGAATGAAAGCAAGCAGAATTATAATTAGCACTATTGTTTTTGTCTTCCTGATTTGCTCTAAAATGTACTTGACTTCATTCATAATTATATAACCTTTCTTTAAGGTCTTTGTTGTAAATTAGATGTAATCATTTATGATAGTTTCTTGAGCTGTTATTTCGGTTGTTACATCAGCATTTAAAACCTCATTTCCTACTCTGATTATATTTGAGTAGCTACTTTCTACATAGGTGTAAGCTCCCCTTACTTCTTGGTATACCTCTATCATGCCAAACAGTTTAATGTTAATTGTGAAATATCAAAACTACACGCGTTTGATGTTGCTCCCGAAGTTCTAACCGCTTGCATAGTTATCGGTGTAGTGTCGTTTGGTAAATTCGTAGTGATTGACCCCTCAACTGTTACATTATTTTCTAAAGACGTAACTTTATAAAATACGGTCATTGAATTAAATGGGTTGTACAATTCAAAAACAAAAAAATCAGTTGCTGCACTTCCCGTTCTGTTTGCAGGAAAATTAGCCCCTAAATCTATTTTTGTAGCTGTTCCTGTTGCATCGTTATGAAATATCTGTAAATTAGTATCCAAAGCATCCGATCCAATACCAACTATGTTAGTCAAACTTTCAACGTGAACAGTAGACGATATTCCCAACAAAGTTGTTACCGAAGTCATTCCGTAAAATTGTCTTGCTCCTGTATTTAAGGCTGTATCTGATACACCAAACGCAACGCAAAACCTCCAGCCCATGTCTATAATATTAAACGCACTTGTTGACCTGTAACCACAAATACCGTTAGCTGCAGGAGTTGAAACACCTATTTTTAAGCGTGTTTTTTTAGTTTGTATGGAAGTTGTTGATACCGCCACCGCTGTTGCTGTACCTTGTAGTGTTCCTGTTGCAATATTTTCAGCTAATACGGTTGTTGAGTTGTGTTGCGCCCTGTAGCCCCTTGCAATTTCTGAACTTGCTACATTCCAATAGCCAGTGCTTACAAGTTTAGCGTCAATTTGATTTTCGACCGCTTGAGTCGTTGGGTACTTAGTGTTATTTATTACACTAAAATTTGTAGCTTTATTTGCTAATACTTCAAAGTCTGCTACGTTATAAATAATTTCCGAAATCCCACTTAATGTACGCGTGTATATCTTTCCATTTGCAGTGTTCATGTAGAATTCACCAATGTATAAATCAGTGTACAACCATGTACCATCTCTATGGTCTGATGTTGCAGGAATAGTCGCAATGCCTGACCCTTTTTTAATTATAATTCTCTTTGTTATATCGCTCATAAATTGTATATATCTGAATTAATACTCGCGCCAACGCCACCTGTTAAACTGTAAACATCTTCATCTGCACTAGTGCCACCAAATAGAACACCGTTATCCTCATCACTTAAATTTGTAATGAGTATTTTTTTTGGTATGCCACTATTGAATGGTTGTATAAATAAAGAGTCACTATCCAATGCGGTAGTGACTTCTTTAAATCTTATAAATGAAGGTGTTAAATTGCCGTTAAACTCAGTCATTTTATAATGCTAAATTACCAAACACATACGCTTCAGTTGCTGAAATAAACAGAATTGTAGCACTTGAATATTGACTATTGATTTTAAGTTTTCCACCGTCACTTCTTAACGTTACACCTGCTCCAGCAATTGTAGTTTGACCTGCTCCATATTGTGTAACCAAAACTTGTTGACCTATTGTAAAAACTCCTGAAGGAACGGTTAAAGTGTTAGCAGTTGCTTTGTTCATTTCAACAACTTGTCCGTTATCAGCAGCTACTAAAGTGTAAGAATCAGTTTTACGTGCTAATGTTAAATCAATTACTTTTTGTTGTGTGTACGTTGCCCAACTTGTACCATTCCATCTGTAAGTAGTGTTGTTTTTAACTCCAGTCACCAATGTACCAACCGTTGCCGCTGAGTTTTGCAATACATAAGTCCAAAATGTACCATCCCATTCAATTACACCAGCATACGTACCACTTGCAAATAAATAACGGTCTCCAATCGTTGGTGAAACTGGCACCTCTGTTATTCTATCTAACACGGTAATTCCGTAATCAACACCAACCCCTAATTCTTTAATAGAACCGTCAACATGGTATTTTAACTTACCATCAATGTAATGGATAGTTCCGTTTTCTTTTACTATTCCGCTTTCGGATGCAAGCACGTCAGGCTGCACCTTCCATGTTGCATTGTTAATTACTTGCGTGTTGTCAATTATTGTTACTCCCATTTTATATTGATTTTAAAAGTTCCTTGATTTCGTTTATTATATCCTCATGACTTTCTGCTTCAAGTTGGTCTAACCCATCAAATTTTCCTTCAATACTAAAGCCCTTGAATTTACCGTCTTTAATTTGTTGCCACACCTCTTCATTGTAAACTTTCATCTTAACAACCCATGAGCCCTTAACAGCATCTAGTTTGTAAAGGTTAGATTTATCGTGTTTCTCATCTTCAACTATCCAACTTTCGATTAAGCTAACACCATCAACATTGTGGTCGTGGTCAACTGTTACGTTGTTATTGTAATTCTTTTTAAGATAAAGTTCTTGCACCTTAGCGATTGTTTCCTCACTAAATGAAATAGTAAACTCCTTATCTTTGATACGTCTTAAAATCTGTTTGTTAGGCACCAAAGCAAGCCCCACAACCTCGCGTTTTTCATCGTTGGTAACTTGCAACTCAACATCCAATGCGCTTAAAAAAATAAACGTCTCTTCAATGGCAGGTCTGTCTACAAGTGAAATTGCGAAAACCCCTTGTTCATCATCTTTAATTGTTAGCTCTATGTTCTGCATATCTTTATAACTTAATTTTAATTAAAATGTTGCATTTCTTACTCTATTACGGTCTAAGGCTTGCGCTGTTGATACCTCACCACTCACTACATAGGCTTTAACAGGCTGTTGTTGTAACGCTCCTAACTGCATTTGTGGTTGTGCTTGAATAATGTCAAAACTTGGTGTACGTGGCGCTGTTGGTGTACTTGTTGCTGTATCTCCACCACCGCCACTGCTCTGAAATTGTGTGTTAGCAATTTTTGCGATGTTTAAAGCTCCTAATGTACCCACTAAACCAGCTTGTATAATTTGCGCACCGGGAAACAAAGGTACTTGCGTTAATGCAGCTGTAACACCTTGAGCAGTGTTAACAATAGCTTGACCTAAACTTGCCGCTTTGTTTAGTTGAAATGCTTTACGTTGGTCTGCTTCGTTACCTTGAGCGAATAAGTCAGCAACACTCCTAATGACATCAAAAGACATTGCTGTTAATTCTTGTTTCTTTCTATTTTTATCCTCTTCTAATCTTAATTCGGCTTCGTTATGAGCTTCAATCTGTTTTACTTTTTCTTCATTAATAACATTTTGCGCTTCCATCAGTTTTCGAGCGTCTCGAATAGCTTTCTTTGTAGGGTCTTCTAATTCTTTTTTCTTTAACGTATTTTTTTCGGCTTCTTCAAGCATCTTTGCTTGGTTTTCATAGAAATCCTTTTCAGCTTGTTTTTGTTTTTCGTTTGCGTTTTTTCTTTTTTCTTGTGCGTCTTCTATTCTTTCTTGTTGATTTTCTCTTAATTGTCTATTGTAAGACGCATCTAAAGATTTAGACTCAGCATATAAATTTTTTAAATTCTCTTGAGCTTCTTTTCTTTTTTGTTTTTCAGCAGCATTGTTTCCAATAAAAGTGTTTAACAATACATTTTGGTCAAATATTCGTTTATTAATTATTTCCTTCTCTTTTTTGTAAACATCTTGCTCACTTGCCCCTCTTGCCCTTAGTAGTTGTAATTCTCTTTCTTTATCATTTAATCCCCCTTTTGAAGCGTTACGGTCTTTTTGCCTTGCATCAGCAACTTTACCTAATTCTTCAGCATATTTTTTATTCTCTTCATTTAACCGTTTTTGTTTTTGAATATTATCTTCTATCTCATCGTTGTACTTATCCATTAAATAAATAGCAGTACCAATTGCAGCAATTACCAAGCCTATTCCAGTAGCCATTAATGCTCCTTTTAACGTTGCAAAAGCTGTAACAACTTGGTTTTTAACAACTGAAGCTAAAGCTATCATTGAATCTTTTAAACCTCCTAAAGATTGCAAGCCCTCAGCCAAAGCCATAGCACTCTGAACTTTCAATAATTGAGCTTCAACTTCTTTGCTTTCAACACCAATCAATCCTAAAGCTCCCTGATAAGCAGCGAATCCACTCGCAACACCCCCCAACGATGAAGATAAGGCTTTGAATTTTGCATCAGGGTTAAAGGCATCTGTTAAGGCTTTAGCATCTTCAATTTGATCTTTTAGTTCCGCTGCTCTTTTCGCTGCATTTGCTGCCTCTTTAGATGTCACACCAAACTGCTCCGACAACTTAGCTACTTCAGCCTGTGCTTCTCGTAATTGTGATTTAAGCGACCCTAAATTATTCTTTACCTCTAATTCAATTATTTTCTTTTCTGCCATTTGTAGCTTGTTTTAAGTATAACTCACGTTTAGCTTGTTTGTAGCTTTCACGAATAGAATTAGTAAGTTTATATTTGCCTTTAGCAATGTCGATAATTTCGCTTTGACCGTAGAAGTCACTTGACTTCAATAGTTGTATAATTGTGTTAAGCATCTTGGTAAATTGTTGTGTATGGTATGCCGTCACGTGTTAACGATGTTGTAACAGGTACACCAGACGTGTTAGTTGGTAAAGTAACCGATATTAATTGCTCTGATGTGTAAGTTGTGCAAGTAGCACCCACGCATATCTCTGTTGATGTTTGACCATTTTCAATGAATACTGGCACTTCAACTGTCGTTGTTGCGGCTTGTTGAATCGGTAAATTAACGTTAGCAATAGCTCTAAAATCATTGATTAAAGATAAATCAACTTCACCGCTTGTTAAGTTTACTTTCATCTCATTAATTATATATCGTTTGTCACGTATAATTAACCTGTCATTTAACTTTAAACTTGTAAGTAATGAAATTGGAAACAATGCTTTAACGTTGGTTAATCTGTTCTTTTGGTTGTACAGGTTTTTTAAATAGCTATCGTAGTATTGTGAGTACAAAGTATTTGTAATGTAAGTTGCATCAAATGGACTACCCTCTACTGCAAAATGATTAGAGTACAATACGTTATTATATGTTAATTGATTTGTCAAAGGCATGTACTGAGTAACTTGGCTTACCGTACTACCATTATCAAAATAAAACGACACACCTGTTTTTAACGCATCTAAATACAATAATATAGGTTTGTTATCATAAGCTTCATTTGATGTCTTTTCGTTAAGTATAAAAGCAACAGGTGGCTCTGATGTATTACTTGTTAATTCTTTTGAGAATCGTATGTTTTCAAATGGTAAATTAATTGTATATTCTCCACCATCATAATTTGAATTTGTTTCTTTGTAGCTTCCAAACTCTTTAGGTGTGTTTTTTTGAGAATCAAAATATTCTTGATTTAAAAAACTTTCTGACTTCTCATAATCAAAAGATATTTCTTTGTAAAGTTTGTGTCGCTCTATTGTTATTTCATCCGTATCAACGTGTTCTGTAATATCTATAACCGCTCCACGTGTATACCAATCGTCTAAAGGTTCTACTTGAAAGTTGTCTACTGATGTAGCATAGCAAGTAAGATTGAACATTTTAAATACACCGCTAACAAAGTCACTAATCTTCATATTAGGAATGTAAACAGTGGGGTCAACTGTTGCCTCTACAAATGTTTTGTTTAAACATCTAAATTGCAGTGCTTTTAGTGAATTTAAATTGCCAGCCCCTATGTTTTTATACTCTATTCTTATACCCACAACTGTTGCAGTACACGGAACCGAAGCTCTAATTTTGAAACTCATTATATTTGTCCCATTATATGTCGTTCGTGGTATAATTTGGTTGTCTCTGTAAACCCCTGTACTTTTTAGCTCAAATGTATTTATTAAACTATTGTTTACGTAAACGTCTAAATATAATTTTGCTGTCGGTACATTTGCGCTTCCTTGTGCGTACACAAAAACGCTTTCTGTATTACTTAAATCAACCGTGTCAGTAGTAGTGTTTACTCTGCTACCGTCGTTTACTTGCAAGTCATCAACCGTTAGTTGCAATGTTTCGGTCAAGGCTTGCATTGTTTTTGCATTCTTTAACCATAAAAATAATTCAGTAAATAGCTTTTGATTAAAGAAATTAGAGTTAAAAGATACATTATACTTTGTTTCTATAGCTTCAAATATCTTTTTTACACGTAATGCAGGGAATAATTCAGTGTAAACAATAGGGTAACTACTATTATTTATATCTGTATTTGCACCAATATTATAACTCCATAGCCTACTTGATGAAATTAAAGGGTAACGAATATCTGAATCACTTGCATTTACTAGCCTTGTACGTACTGTTGTCCCATTGTATGGCTGGCTATATACACTCAAATCTAAATCCTTTAGAGTATCATCCCCGAACGCATCCTTTAGGCTCGTTAAATCACCGTAAAACGTAATAGAATAGCTTTCAACTCTGCCCTTAACAACGTTTGAACTTTCGATTGATATCTTCCCACTCCTAAATGGTATCGTACCTATCTCTATAAATCCGTTGCGCTTAATGTTAGGGTTGTCATTTGCATTCACATCCGATTGATAAAAATGTTCAAACAGTCTGTTGTTACGTGGTGAAGCAGGAATTGTAAACGACTGCGTGAAATCAGTGTAAACTTTTGCTAAGTCTTGAACATTTTGTATCGAACTATTAATCTGAATCTCTTCATCGTTAAATAACTCTAACTTTTCATAGTTGCCTGAATTAGCAATAACTTCTATATATACGTCTACCTTTCTCATTATACAACGCTATTAATTAAGTCATACGCAAATTCAAATTCCAAACTATAATTAATCTGTTTTGTATTTATAGACTTGTTTAGTTCAATAGATTTAGTTTTAAGGATCGCAGGCTTTTCATCTACCAACACTTTTTCACTCAACATTAATTGCTTTAAGTTGTCCTTAAAATCTTCTTCAACCCATCCACTATTAACCTTTATACTTTGTTTTCCGTTTTGGTTATACGTTGTTCTTTGCCCCCCTGTTAAGCTATAATTGTACGGTTGCATTAAGTTGTAATCTTTGTTAGTCACTTCAATATTATCGTTTGAAGCCTTAAAGAAAAACTCACGTTGGAAGGCTCCATGTTTGTTTATAAAATCAACCTTAACAGGTGTGTACAAACATTCCTCAATAGGTTTAAATGTCCATGTTGCTTGAACTGCACTTCCTGAGTCAATTATCTGCGTTATCCATTTTTCAGTAAACCTACTATTATAGCAACGTGGAAAATAATAGAAACCTTGAGTAAGTGATGAACTTAAATATATAACTCCTTCAGGGTCTGTCCATCTTACTTTATCACCTGTTTGAACGTAAGCCAATATAAAACCAGCATTTGACCCACTATGATAGTAGTAAGTTTTTTCATCTAATAAGTAATCAACAGCATTATTATTTATCCCATCCGAAAAATCATTATATCCATCCGTTGCGATTTCGTCTGTTGTATCAATTAAGGTCTCCGTAATTCCTACGGTCTTATATCTCTTTACCCTAACATTTAGCTTTTGAACACTAAGGTATGTAGATGTTAAGGTTGTGATATTAGTATAAACAGTATGGTCAAAGTATTCACGAATGTAAGGCGCAATGTCGTAGTAAGTTGTTGGGGCGTTTGAAGCAGGAATAGCTTTACTAAGTGTATATTGTGGTGTACCGGAGAAAGTTGTTGCACTGATAAACAATTCAATCTTTGTACTAACTTGACTTGCTTCATTAATACTAATAATATAAGGTGACCTTGCTCTAATCATTTCGGTTGTTTAATTGAATAGTTAAATATCTTTTCTAAATCTATTTTCAAGTCATTTACTAATTCTTGAGGTAAACGCTTGTAAGCTGCTTCAAATGGTTTAGTAAAAAACAAAGTAGGTCTTAACCCTTTAGCGTAGATTGAACGTGTTATTATCCATGCTGTAGCATCATACGATAAGAATTTACCCGTTGACTTCTTTGTTTCGGGGTCACGTTGTCTAAATTGAAATTTGCGTGCCTTAACCCATCGTTGTATTCCTTCCGTTAATCCTCCTTTTGCTCCCGTTCCGCTACCGAATTTGTATGGTGACTTTGGCGCACGTGTGTTTGAACGTTTACCCCTTACCCCTTTATCTTGATAGTTACCGTACTCCTCCATTTGGAAGTTCAAGAAGTAACCTTTAGCATAAACTTTTGCTTCACCTTTTAAAGAGTTGTATAACTTTCGCGTGTTGTTGTGGCTGCCAAAGGGTGCTCTTCCTTTAGTTAAGTTAGTACGCGCTTGTTTAATTACCGAGGCTTTGAACTTATCCAACGCAGCTTGTAGCCCCGACTCCCTTAAATCTGCTAACATATTGTCATCTCGTTTGGTGCTAATATGTCAAAGGTCATTGTCCAACCTGCAACAGCATCCGTAAACCTATCAACAAATGGCTCACAACTTGCTGTGTCATCCAATACTTCATAGCCTAAATCGTAAATATCACCACGTCGAACCCTCTCAAATACCCTATTTAGTATGCTTAACGTAGTATTTAACACGTCGTCCTCATTGTCATTACCCTTAAATATATCCGTTACATCGTCTTTACTAATATCTACTATTGACATCATAACCAATGATATGTTATACACCGTTGTATTTCCCCTAAATGCTACATCATTAAATATAATGTGACAAAGTGGGTACATGTCTTGCTTTGCATTTGTGATTTTATCAAGGCTGCCTTTCGTTACTCTATTCACTAAAGGGTCTGCAAGTATATAATCATGCAATAATGTAGATAGGTTATAATAATTTTTCATGTGATCGCTTTAATTGTTTAACCTCGATTCTGCTTTTTTGTTGTTCAAAGGTTAAAAATGTTAAGCACTGATGAAGCCCCAACGCTGTAACTTCGTCAAATCTTCTAATGTCTCCTTGAGCGACGTGATAGATTGAGCTATACCATCCCCATTGTTTGCTGAATTGAACATTTTCTGAATATGGGTTTTGTTCTTCATTTTCTCCAAAGAGGACAGCGTACTGCTTATTAACCCTATTCCTAAAGTCCAAAAAAAAACAGATGCAGGAAGTACAACGTCTAAGGGTGCGTATTTAAGAACCTCTGAGTAACTTAAATCACCTTTGTAAGGTTCTATCTCATATTTGCCTTTAACGTCCTTAACAATTGGTCTGTACATTACAGCTAGTGCTTTGTGTATGTTTTGAAAATCTCCAATGTTAGATTCAATGTCGATGTATTCCCCCCAACTTATTTCTTCAAGGTCTGGAATGAATCCAAACTCAACACCATTCATTTTGAATCTATGTTTGAATGCAGTCTTTTCGTTAAACAATTTATCAAAGTGTTGCACCAATTCGATAACGGTCGATGCTTTCATTTTAACAACTTCCTTTAATTCAAGACCGCAAAATATTTCAATCATTTTTTGAAACACAAACTCTTTATCGTCAGAGTTGTTAAGCGTTAGCATATACTTTTGATACCTATCTAAACTAATCTCGGATAAGTTGGAAGGAATATCTATTTCTACTCGCATATTAATTCTTCTTCATTTAAAGCGTAATACAAGTTCTGCAATTGATGAATATATTTAAGTTCCGTTACAAAATAACACGCAGCATCTGAATAATCATTATTGTAACACCAGTAGCCATCTATTTTTTTAATAGAGTTATTATTTTCTTGTTTAGATTTTACAACATAGTTTTTATAAGATGCTTGATAATAAAATCCTAATTTTAACAACCATTCTTCTGTAATTGGAATGGGTTTATAAAAAACATCAACATTACAATCAAACGTGCTTTTAGTCACTGTTGTGCAAATACCTTTTGAATCTGTTATTTCAACCCAATTCCCTATTCTTAATTCTTCTGCTCTCATCGTTTTGTTAGTGTTAACAATTTGTTCAATCTTCATAAATACTTTCTATTTCTACTTCATAACCTAACTTTTCAAGAATGCCCCTAACTATTGTTTCAGCGTCTGTATTTCTGAACTCAAGTTCTTCACCATTTACCGTTGTAATCATTCCGTAATCATAACAACAACCATCACCACAATTGCTTTCGTATTCTTTAAATGTTATTTTTACTTTCATTCTGCTATGTAAATATAAGTTGGTCTTTCGTAGTGAACTATCCCACTTTCACCTGTTGTATGGTCGTTAACTATTTCTTTAACTGGTTTAATATCTGATTTTAATGCGTAGTGAATTTGACACCCTGCAATAATAACATGGTTTTCTTCAGTGCCTACTTTAGCGAACCAATTAGATGAATTACGGTTAGTTTTAACACCTAAAAAAAAATCCTCTAAAATTTCCACATTTCCCCAAACTGATTTATATTGTCGACCATCAGGTGCAAAAAACCAAGCATCTGTTGTAATTAAATATTTGCCTTTCATTTTGCTATCATTACTTTAGCCCTTACACCCTTCCAATATTTCAATGACGCTTCAGCTTTCGCTACTTCGTTGTCGATTGACTCAACGCATTGGAATTTCCAATTGTCTCCGTATTCGTCTTTATAAGCATCTACAACCTTTGCGCTGCTCTCATTAATCATTTGTCTTAGTGATTTACCTGATTCCATATTTACCTTTATTTGGGTTACTTAATTGATAACTAACTGCATATCTTAACGCATCTAACGCGTGGTTATATTTGTCTATCGGTGTTTCTGATTTCTTTTCAAGCCAACAATAGTTATTTAATTCTTTTATCAAATCTACTGAATTTTCGTCAATAATTAAGTCGTAATCTTGTAATAAACTTATCCCATATTTTACTGAGTCAGCTCCTTTGATTGTAGGTACAATGTTAAGACCTTGAGATTTTAATTCGTTAATCAAACGTGGCTCTGCATTATCCGCAACTATTAAGTCACGTCCTGCAAATTGTCTATTTAGTTGTGCTAATTGTGATGTAGTCAATCCTGTTTGATAAATATGCAATCTAACATAAATAATCTTGTTAGTCTTATCTATTGAAGTTTCTACCAATGTGGATGGATCGTTACTAAATCCATAATCCTGCCCGAATACCGAACCATTATCTTTATTATATTCCCCAATCCTCCAATTAGTAAAGATAACTCCTTCTGCTTTCTCTAACCATCCCCCGAGTATTGTGTGTTTATACTTATCAGGTCTACGTTCTTTTATCGTTTGTATTTGATTTAAGAAACTTTCTGATAGGTTTGATATATTATCCTTATACGTTGTATGAATATACGTTGTATCGCCTTTAATTGTATTTACTCCAGCTTCAACTCCTCTACTCTCGAAAAACTTTTGATAGATGAAATGTTCTTTAGTAGCAGGGTTAAGAATAAGTATTACCCTGTTTTGTTTTTCTTTATGTCTTATCGAGTAATCTATTTTGTCAAATACATCTTCATCTGTTAACTCTTCAGCCTCATCTAACACCCATGTAGTAACTCCAGCCAAAGATTTTAAATTTGCTGTTTGGGTTCCGCTCGATGTCTTAATACCTTTGAATAGTATCTTACTTCCTGTCCTTAGATTTATTATTTCATCCTTTGTTATATGGAAGTCTTTATGCTTATCTAATATATCAATCTTATCAATAAATTCAGGTATAATAGAGATGTGAGCAGAAGTAAGGGTATAACGTGTAAATAAAATAACATGGTTGCTTTCGTATGTAAGGAGTAGTAATAGTAGATTAATAGAATATGACTTACCACTACCCCTACCACCTGTGACAATGAAATATCTAGAATCATTTGCAAATGTTTTATATTTCGGGTTCAGTACTACCAAAACTGATTAAGTCTTTTAATGTTGTTGTGTTAATGTTAATGTCTTGTTCAACATGTTCTTTTGGTTTACCACAACCATATTCGATTAGAATCTTTGCACTTGCTATCCTATCTGATGGTCTTTTAGCTTCATCAATCATTATTTCAGCTAATACTCTGAAAGCATCTTCAACATGTGGTTGTGCTAAAGTAAAACCTTTTATCTCGTCTGATAAAGGCTTTCTTCCTGCTTTGCCTGCTGTTGAATGTCCACCGTTGTTTTTTCTATTATCCACTTTTAATAAAATTTAATTAATTAAATTATAGCGTCTCTTATTAACCTAAAAATCGCTAAAAGTGAAACAATAATTAATATTATAATCATCCTAAAAATCCGCCTTGCCCTTCTGGAAAAGACTCTTTGTTATATTCATTAAAAACTATTCTAACTTTACGTAACATGTCATTCAAACATGAAGCACATGAAGTTGGTCGTTCGTTTGTTTTAAATACTCTATTGTAAACCTTTAAAAACTCTATTTGTTGTGATGGTTTAATCTTAACTGAAATTTGAGGTAATAGTTCTTCCAATAGCTTATATTCAGGTTCTGTTAAACATTCAGGTGTTTTATAAGGAAATAGTTTATTTAATACTTCTTTACGTTTATCACATCCACAATCTTTACCTGCAATGAATTTAACTGCCTTGTCAATCCCTGTTGCTTCAGTAAACTTAGCTACTGTATCTCCAAATCCTTTTGATACTCTTTTTGCCATATCTTTAATTTTCGTTTGCATTTTTTAATTGTGTGAAAAATAGAGGTCAAACTTATCTTAGTTTCTTTTTCTAATTCTCGCATACTTTTTCCGCTTCGCAAATATAATAAGAATAGTTGTTGGTCGAACCATTCCCATGATTTTATTTCATCTTCAACACTCTGATAGTATAACTCAATTTCATATGTTTTGTTGTTTTGGTCTTCTGATAGATCAACAAGAAGGTCGATGTCTACTGTTGAAACATTCCGCTTGCATGAATCGTAAAAAGAGTTACGCAGCATTATCCAAATGAATGATTTGGTTACTACTTGACCTTTGCCGTATTTGTGAAAACGAAGATACATATCTTGTACAATGTCTTCAGCATCGGTCTTGGCTCCAAAGCGTTTAACAATTCTTACCCATTCATCATGATACTGCGCTACTTCTTTTAAATCCATGTGTATAAACAAAAATACCCTTACAACAATCGCTGCAAGGGTAGTAAACTATTCTATTGATTTATTTCTAATTCACTTTCAACTATATCAAACCCATTACCCATTTGACGATTAAATTCATAACCGTGTTTTTCAGCATCTTCGAATGTTGTGAAAGATTTAACTTCATTTTGAAATACTTCAACACCATTAGAGAAATAAGGGATTACTGTATATATTTTAATTACTTCCATAAATCTTCTGCGTATTTAACTATAAAATCTTTTTTTAGTTTTTCGATGTCTTCAGGTCTATAAAAACTATCAGGGTGTTCAGAGTTTCTCGTTCCATCAGCACGATAAAACTTAACGATACCATTAGGGCATATAACTGCAATTTCTCTGTTCATTACTCTTTTATGAACGTACCGTTTTCGGTTTTGCCTTTTCTGTATTCAATAACTTTAAACGCTCTATTTGCACAGTCTTCTAACGAGTAGCCCATTTGATTGGCCAATATAACAAGTGTGATGTAAGTATCTCCAAGGGCGTCAATCGTTTCTGAAATATCTCGCTTTAATATTGCAGAGGATAGCTCCCCAACCTCTTCCATGACCTTTGCAAGCTGTTGAAACTTATTATCTGGATTATCTAACTTTCTAGCCTTAGCCCAATTTATTATTTCTCTTTCCATTCTTTTAAGTATAAATCAATTAAAAATTTTGTCTTTTCTAAATCCTGTACAAAGTTGCCTTTTTTTCTGCATCTTATAATCCTTTTGCATAAATCAAATTCATATGCATTTAGTCCTTGTTGTTCTGCAAACTTGTACAAACTACCTTTCTCATTATTGTAATAACTTGGTGCGTTATCTGTAACTACTTCAAAGTAGTTCTCGAAAGTATCAAATTGATGATCTTGCCCTTTGTCGTTTATCACCCAAATATAGCTCTTTGTTTGCCCGACAACTTCGTAAACTTTACCGTACGTAAAATTAGCAAAGTATTTTTCTATACATCTTAATTTCATAAATTATACATTTTTGATATTTCTTCATTAATACCGTAATCAATTAGGTATCTTTTACCGTTTAATTCTCCCCAGTTTGCTTTATTATAAAGGTCGCACATATCAATATCAAGCTCTTTAATCGCTTTTTTTACAACTGATATGTCGTAGTGGTCAACTGCATTAATAGGGTCGTATCGTTTCATTCTGATTATTCCACGTTTGTAACTGTATAGCTCACCTAATAAGCCTAAGTGCTTGTACTTATCCCATATATAAGCTTCTTGTAAACATTGTAAGTACCCACGTAAACTTATGGGTACTTTAACAACATGGCTTTTAAATATGAAAACAATTCTTGTACTAACTTTAATTTTCATTTTAAAAAGTGTTTTATTATTTGAATCTTGGTTTTTTCTATTGTTATAAACTTCCCATCTACCCTTGCAAAGATACTATTTGTTTTTAAACTTCGCTTTATATTGCACACCCTGCATACTTTTGTTTTGCCTTTTTCGGCTTTGACTTGGTATTTGGAATCGTCTTTTAAAAACAAAAACAAGGGTAAATTTCGCTTGCAGCTAAAACACTTTTTCATTTACGAACCGCAAAAAATACAACCGTCTTCATCTTCGTCCGCTTCGGGATTTGTTTCTATTTCGGGATTAAGTTGTTTCTTCAACTCATAAATTTCCATCATTAGCTCCCCATCTTCAAAAAGGTTGCCTGTTAACTTTGCTTTTAGTTCTTCTATTTCTTCTTTAATTGTTGTCATCGTATTTGTTATAAAAGGCTTTTCTTATCATTCTGCCTAGGTTAATTACTCCTTTTCTGTTCTCTCTAAACTTCCAACGGTCGACATCAAACTGCATTGCTATCATCCAACGATTCCTGTTCTTGTTGTCCTTTTTCATATCCTTTTTTAAATCCCGCTTTAAAAGCCTGTGAGTATAAACATTGTGTTGTTGATTCATAAGTAAAGTCCAT